TCAAGCTCTAAGCCCGTCGTGTATCCCGTTATTTTCGCGTGACAGCACCGTGACCGTGACACACGCAGGCGCGGGACTGATGACCGAAATATCAGCGACCCGCCCGTCAGCGCTGCGACCGTGAAACTGATAGGAGCCGGTAGAGCCTGCGGTACTCAGCCCTTCAAAGGCCTGCTGAATGCGCAGACGGTAGTCGGTGTCCGACTCCATCACGGCAGGCGTCGGCGGTAACGTCGTGTCGTCTGCAGGGGTGATGACAAGGCGCTGGACGTTGTAATTTCCGCCTATCTGGTCGAGGTCTGTGCCGGTGGCGTAGGCCAGCATGACCGCACGCGAGGCCTCGTTGACGCGCTGTCGCCAGATAACTTCCCGGTAGGTGTTTTCCTGCAGCAGCTTCACCAGCGGCTCGGACTCAAGCGACAGCGTGCGCGCGATGGCGTACTGCTGGTCTTCCGGGTACAGCGAGACGAGCGTCGCCTTTCGCTCGCTCAGGATGGTTTCAAAGTCCAGTTCTTCCACGACGTCAGGCGCGGCGAGCTGGTTAAGGTCAACAATTGCCATAGCGTTTAACTCAGTGGAATGGTGAGTGAAAAAGGCTGGCCGCCAGTGGAGCGGGTGCCTGTGATATCGACATACAGCCCGCCGTCGGTCTCCGACCGTTCAAAGGTAATGGTCGAGAGATTTACGCGGGGCTCCCACTTCTGGATCGCGGAATAGCACGCGGCCATAATCTGCAGGCGCAGCGCCGGGGTCTGCGGTTGGTCAATCATCTGCGACAGGAGCGAGCCGTATTCACGGCGCATGACGCGCGACCCAACCGGCGTGACCAGAATGTCGCGCACGCTTTGCCGGATGTGCTCAACCTCAGAGATACTGAGGCCGGTCCGGCTGTTCATTCCCAGATAACGCACCGTCATTGCGTCCCCTTAGTCCAGCTTCCGCCGCTCTGTACGTTGCCGTGCGCGTGGTTATCCACCTGCACGCCGTTTGATTTCAGTGTCCCGCCAGTGTGCTCAATGTTCCCGCTCATCTTCCCGCCGTTCTTCACTTCGAGCGTGCCGGTCGTCAGATTGTTGGAGCACACCACCTCCGGCGTATCGAGCGTGATGCGGCTCGACGCTTTCACCAGCACCACCGGCACGGTGGCCGTAATGGACTCAGACGCGGTGACGTCTGCGGTTTTGATACCTGACACGGTGAGCGCGCCGTTTTCGGGCTCGTACTCAATAACCGCCCCGTCAGGAAAGGAAACATGAAGCGCATCAGGGGAGACAGACGGCGCGGGATGGTCATCTGAGAAAATGCCGGGCAGCACAAATGCCGTATCGAGCTCGCCGCCGATCGCCAGCAAAAGCACCTGCTCGCCAACGGATGGAGCCCACCATACGCGCGAGCGACCGGCGCGGCAGGTTAGCCAGTTCAGCCAGGTAGTTTCCATGCCGCCGGTCTGGACACGACAAAGCCCCTCGTCGTGGTCGACGTCGGTCACGATGCCGGTGCCGATAAGGTTGCGGATCGCGCGTACGATTTCCTGCAGAGAATTTAGATTATTCATGGGGAAATTTTGCCGCCGGGCGAGGCCAGCGGCAATGGTACGGGGTTTTGTGATTGATGAAACAACAAATAGCGATTTGTTCATCTATGTTCAGTGTTCAACTCACAATATTTCAGTTTAAGTATATTTAACAGAAAAGCCCTGACACAATTGCTGGCTCAGTGATGAAGAACGCCTGCAAAAATGAAGTGGTTTTTATTCAACTCATTTCAATTAATATATAAAAACCTTCAACGCGACGTGCCTACAATACCTTCCAAACCTCGACATGAGAAACACCAAAATATAATACCCAATGATAAACAACAGAATCAGTCAAGGTATGAAACTGACACCACCCTCAATCGAAATAAATACTGAAACACAGCTTCAATTCATTACAGCGAATAACTCAAAGGGGGCTATCATTACCCCCTACCATCAACTTCCTTAGGAGCAAAACTCCTTCAAGATTTCAAATCTACGCTGCCTATTATGAGTTTTCTTTGACCCTTCCTGACTTAAATCCCTATATTCCTCAACAAGATTATTAGAATTACTAGGGTCACTTGATTCATATATATCGAAAAAGTTAACAAGCTTTACCCCAACAGATTCCATATCAACTTTTTTCACTTTACTAAGTTGCAAGAAATAATAAGCCAGAACGAATATGAAATAAAAATGACCTCTTTTCCTAACAACTGATTTCAATGCTGACTGACCATCAATAAGATTAGAAATAGTACCTAACACTTCATTAAAAACATTCTTATCATCGCTTGCTTCCGGATAGTTTTCATTATACTGATCATACACTCGATTGATTGTTTTCTGCGTATTATCTTGTTCAATACCCATGCGCAAGAAGATTAGCAAAGTACTAATATATTGAATATCCTGCATGCGACGAATATCGGATGGTGAAAAAATATTGTACTTAGACCAAAACTCATGCTGCGAAATGTTTTCAGCTAATTTTAGAAACTCGCCATTAAACTCAGCATTACGAAGTTCTTGCGGGTTGAGGGTTGTACTAGTCCTATTTAAACGCAAAAATAATTTAGCAATTTCCTCATATTGTAATGTTTCATTGATAAATCTCGAGGAGAACTGGTATCGCCAAAACTCACGTTTGTTTTCTACCGATAGTTCTGAAAATAACTTTCCACTATAATCAGATTCTTTATTGTCCAAACTGACCTTATTTAACTTGAACTCATCATTTAAATACCTTTGAATTGTAGTCAATCTTTGCTGTCCATCAACTATTGAATATTTCGTATCACCCGTATCAGGATCAGTATCGTTCGCCCATAAATATATTTCAGGTATTGGGAACCCAAGCAATATAGTTTCTATCAACGCAACTTGATCTTTTAACTGCCAAATATATTTCCTTTGATATGAATTATCGACTGTAATAATTCCAGATTTTAAATTATCTGTTAACCACTTAATGTCCTTTGATTCCACCCTAATTAAATCAATAGCTCTCATAACAACATTCCTTATAATCCATCTTTTAGGCTGCTCAACCCAGCTATATGATAACGCTCAACTGACTCCCACGAATCATAAATTCTGTAAGTGATTTCATTGGGTATCCCAAAAATAGTTTGAATATCTTTCTTTAATGGCTCAACTTTTCTTGACCAAACGTCAAAAAAATCCACCCTAATATCCAACTCTTTTAAAGACACAAAACCCTTGAATATATTCTTTGCTACAGGAGCATATGAAGGCATATAGTTCTTTGAATGCAATTCAATAAACGCCATCCAGGATGCCTTAAAGATACCCTCGGATACTATAACAATATCTATATCTGAATCGTCATTGAAAACTCGATAATTCTTACTGGGGCTTAAGCTAAATCCCATTTTCGCACTGCCAACTATTGCAATATTGTTTACATGTATCCCAAGTTTTTTAGACATGTACAATTTAAAATCATCATAATCTTGAGCAAAATCCGCAGACCCTTTTTTTTCTCGAAAATACCAAATATCATGACCCAAAAGATATCGTTGATAAACATCGCGAATATCGTCGGATAGCAATTTTTCCTTAAATTCCTCTAACATTGTCCAATGCACCTTATGAACAGGAACCACGAGTTGATATCTATGTAAACTCAGAATATCTTTTAACTACTCATTTGACAACAAAGATATTGGGAAGACTCAGGCCATAGTATTAATATGCTTCAAAGTAAATTTACATACTAGTTCTTTATCTGCTTGGCTAAACCCGGCTAATCGTCGCTCAGGATATTGCACGTCCTGAGCGTGTTGGTTTGGTCGGTCTTTAAGCCCGTACTGGCGAATCTGTGCGATGCGTTGCACCTTCCCGGTAAACTCCACTATGGCAACATCACCGCGGCCACTGGCTTTCATATAGCGACTGGTGCGTAGCTTCTGAAACATCGCCCTTTTTATGCGGCCTTTCTTTGCCCTGAGTGGCTGGCGTTTCCTCGCCAAATACGGCGTGCCATCGGGTGCGATTTGCTGTTTGATGCGTTGCTGTTGTGCTTTGCGCAGTTCTTTCGCCACCTCTGCGGCAAGCTTTCGCCGTCCCGCCGGTGACAGCGCGCCAATCAGCCCGGCCAACTTGTCGTCAAAGGGTTTAAACTCACTCATCCCACTTACTCACCAGTTCGCCATTGATATACAGCTCGGTCGGACTCGTCACCTTCTCCGGCAGCGGCGGCTCAGGGGCATAGCTTACGTGCAACGCGCCGTTTTCCTCTTTGATGAGGATTCGCTCGGTGAGCTGCAGGCTGATGCTGATATCGACGCTGTCCCCGTCGTTCAAATCCATCTGGAAACGGTAGCCCTTTTTGCGGCCGTCATCGAGCGTGCAGATATCCGGCTGGTTTTCCCTGAGCCATGCGGCCACCGGCACGAAAATCAGGTCAGGGTCGCCCACAAAGTCACACACGATCACATTCAGGGTGTAAATCTTTTCGTGTGACAGCGTGGCCGCGAGACGCGCATCGATATTCCCCTCATCGGCAAAGATGCGCATCATTTCGGGGTTTGTTTCAAGCTGCGGAACGGCTTTAATCAGCGCTTCGCGGAGGCTGCGTGTTTTCTTCATCGAGTTTATCCTGACAGTCTTTGACGGCTTCAACCTGCAGCGCGCAGGCGGCGAGCGCGTGCTCAAGCCTGCGAATATCGGCGCTCAGGTCGCCATTAGTGGCCGGGTCGCTTCCCGGTATCGGGCAATAGCTCACCTTCGGGCAGGCGCTGTAAACAATGACCGGCGGAGGCGCAACCGGCGCGGGTGAGCAGCCTGCGCACAACATCAGGCAGTTCAGCGCTATATTCCCGTTCGAGGAGCTGCAGCGCTGCATGGTCGATGCGATGGAAGAATGGGAGGACTTCGAACCGTTCGCCGACCGTCCGTTTAACTGGCGACCGGTCTGGATTGGCTATGACCCGTCACACACCGGCGACAGCGCCGGATGTGCGGTACTGGCTCCGCCGCTGGTTGCGGGTGGCAAGTTCCGCATCCTTGAGCGTCATCAGTGGAAAGGCATGGACTTTGCCGCGCAGGCCGAGGCCATCCGGGCGCTGACCGAGAAATACACCGTCGACTATATCGGCATCGATGCGACCGGCATCGGCCAGGGCGTTTACCAGCTCGTGCGCTCATTCTTCCCGGCGGCGCGCGCCATCCGCTACACGCCGGAAATGAAAACCGCAATGGTGCTGAAAGCAAAAGACACCATTCGCCGCGGGTGTCTGGAATACGACGCCGGGGCAACCGATATCACGCAGTCATTTATGGCTATCTGCAAAACCATGACCATCAGTGGCCGCAGCGCCACCTCCGAAGCCAGCCGCAGTGAAGAAGCCAGCCACGCGGATATCGCGTGGGCAACCATGCACGCGCTGTTAAACGAGCCGCTTTCCGCCGGTAGCGGTATGCAATCAAGTTCAATTCTGGATATTAACTAAGATGAAAAAACGCCAAAAGAAACAGCACAAACAGACCAGCATGACCGCCAGCACGCCACAGAAAATGGAGGCGTTCACCTTTGGTGAGCCGTCACCCGTTCTGGATCGCCGCGACATCCTCGACTATGTCGAATGTATCAACAACGGTAAATGGTACGAGCCGCCGGTCAACTTCTCGGGACTGGCAAAAAGCCTGCGCGCCGCCGTACATCACAGCTCCCCGATTTACGTCAAGCGCAACATTCTGACCAGCACCTTTATCCCGCACCCGTTGCTGTCCAGTCAGGACTTCAGCCGCCTTGTGCTTGATTATCTGGTGTTTGCCAACGGCTATCTCGAAAAGCGCATGAGCGTGACCGGCCAGCTCTTTAAACTGGAAACATCCCCGGCCAAATACACCCGCCGTGGTGTTGAGGATGGCGTTTACTGGTACGCTTCGAGCTTTACCAATCCGCACCAGTTCGCCCCCGGTTCGGTGTTTCACCTACTTGAGCCTGATATCAATCAGGAGCTCTATGGGATGTCGGAATGCCTGAGCGCGCTTAACTCCGCCTGGCTGAATGAATCCGCCACGCTGTTTCGTCGCAAGTATTACCAGAACGGCGCGCATGCGGGTTACATCATGTACGTGACCGACGCGGCGCAGAGCAGCACCGACGTTGAGGCGCTGCGCCCCGCGATGCGTGACTCAAAGGGACTCGGGAATTTCAAAAACCTGTTTTTCTACGCTCCGAACGGGAAACCGGATGGCATTAAGATCGTGCCGCTGAGTGAAGTCGCCACGAAGGATGATTTTTTTAACATTAAGAAGGTGAGCGCCGCTGACCTGCTCGATGCGCACCGCGTACCGTTCCAGCTCATGGGCGGCAAGCCTGAAAATATCGGCTCGATGGGGGATATTGAGAAGGTGGCGCGGGTATTTGTGCGTAACGAGCTGACGCCGCTGCAGGAGCGGTTTAAAGAGATTAACGATTGGTTAGGAATGGAGGTGATCCGCTTTAAGGATTACAGCATCGAGACCGACTAACTCCCGCCCAAATTGCCGCCTTCGGGCGGCATCCCCTCAAAGCATGTCAGACGGTGCACACGCGACGCAACCGCGCCAACACCTCATTAGCCGACCACATCCAACAGCGCACCACCACGACGCGCACAGACGCGTAAAATAAATCCTGTCACCACGTCCGGCGCGCAGTGCTATCCCCGCCTCGCCTGCGCGCTTAAGGGGGCGGTTTTAATGCAGTTGCATGATTAATCTAGACTCAAGCCAGCACTACATTCACAAGCCATTAAAAGGAGAACTTTACACATGCAAAAAAATGCATGTCACGCATGCCAAGTGAAGAGCACCACCTATTTTAAATACTCAGAAATATCCACTCCGAATTTTTCAAGGTTTGCTTCCGCATGAAATAGAACGAAATTAAATTTTTTTGAAAGTTCCTCAAGCTTAGACTTTGTAGCGGGTGCGACCTCACTCCCAACGATAACCCCATCAATGCAACAATCTTCTAGCTGTAGTGCCCTGCCGAAACCAATATCATCTCCCTCTAATTGACATAGACTTCTTAATTCATTTTCATGGCACCACTCTTTGTGCTTATACTTTGGGATCCTAAATAAAAGTTCATCATCCCTAACTTTCCTATAAGAATAGGCATGATCCATTGAATTTATTTCAATCCCATCGCTCCCATATTCCACTTCATCAAGCCTTATGCGAGACTTAAGAAGTCGGTTACGATTATATATAATACAAAACCCTTTCATTCCTTGACAGTAATAGCCCCACATCAACCGACTATCGGGTTTTGTAGTAAACGAAGCTATCGCAACTATACTCCTGAAATCCTTTATGAAATCACCAAAGAAATCATAGGCTCTAAACCGTTCAAGCATGAATAACTTTTCTTCTAAAATATTATCCGAATATAAATTATGCAAAAAATCCGTACTCACCACATGTATGTGATCACATAGTGGACTATTTTTAGCAAAACATTTAATCCAGAGTGTAAACCACTCGCCTTCACTCAACTCACCCAATTCATTTCTATTACTTTTAGCATAAACCTCAAATGGATCATTGAGACTGCTAATTGCGGCATGCCAAATAACAGATTCAGATATTTCCTCTAAAGAGTAATTTCTTGCAGTACCATCTTCAACTCTTGTCACATCAGGCCTATAACGAAATGCATGAGTATCTAATCCAACCCCCGCAGAAAGAAGAGAAGAAGGCAATGTACCTAAAGAATCGGACATGGCTAACTATCCTTGTGAGTCGAAATGTGGAGAGACTAAATTGTCCCAATTACTAAATAATGGCAAGCAAGTTAGATAGAATATAAAGCAACATGCATAAACAGCGGATGGAGAATAACAATGATTTATTGACATTCGGCCATGTGCCAGGTCATGTCTGTATGATGGGCCACCTTTCATATTGAAGAGCAAATCGATTAACAAGACTATCCTTGGACCAAAAACATCTTCCATATAGCTTCTATTATTAGAGAGAATCTGAGATAGGCTTGTAGCCTCTTCAAAAAGCTGAGTATCAATTTTTGTTGTTTCTTTTTTATTTGATTCTAGTACCCAACGCACTGAGTTTTCAAGTTGGGGAATTAACAAATAACAAGCAGACATATAATCCCCTTGCCACAACCTATAAAATCCGAGAGAGAAAATTTCCGCGTGACCAGGAGGCACAAAAAGACTTTGAAAGGTTATTACATCGAATGAATTCTCATTCAATGAAAACTTATTCATAATATCTGTACGTATAACTTCAAACTCACCTCCAATATATATTTGATGATCAATATGACAACCTCTCAAGTAATTAGCACAAGCTTGTTCGTAAGAAATTTCATCTGACGATGAAATAGGTTTTCTGTACGCAACCAAGCGCCCCTTTTCATCAAGAACATCAGAACCCACCATGCTAAGGAAAGCATATTCTTTAGCATCGCGCTTAGCTTTTTCTTTAAGATCACCTATATCAGGAACACTAAATCTTATAAGCATTCTTTTATATATTTCAGATAGTTTCAAATCAAGATAATCTTCTTTAACTTGCTTAACGACATCACTCAGATCTAGCGGAGATGAAAAAACATACATCTCATCATTTATTAATTCTCTCTCAATCTCTAACCTTGACCTTATATATGAAATTTTATCCCCCATACCTCCAATACTTCTATACTCTCCTAGAGCAGTCCGCAACCAATGAACTTTATTCATAGCCGAATCAGCTTTATCATATTGGATCAATGTCAACTCAGCACATTTTATTAGGCATTCTTTGTGTTGCTCATTTAAATTTTTACGTAAAAAAAGCTCAGCGGAAAATGATAGTAATTTTTTAACAGCCTCAAAATACGCACTATGGTAATGGATGTCAGCCATCACCATTCCATTATTAGCTAGAGATACGGCATCTATTATACTATATTTATATAGCAATCCCGAAAGTCTTAAGAATCCATTAAAAAGCTGTTTTTCAAATAGAATATCATAGAGTCGCCTTGCGGAATCAATAATAGGGTTATCAAAACCTTTCTTCTTTCCGCTGAGCATGGAAGCTAAAGTCAGACCTCGCTCAAGGGTATCAATAATGTCAAACAGACTTGAATCAATCGCACGGTAGTCAACAGTCAACTCATCGCAAACTTTATTGATAATTTGAGCATACGCGCAAACAGCTTTATGACCTGTATCTGCATCCCTGCGATTATTAAGCCATAAGACATCACACACCCGCGAGATAACAAAGGGATTATCTGTCTTATTTTTTATATGAGAAAGTATACTTTTATATTCACTATCGAAATCAGAAGGTCGACTACCTCTTCGGCTATAAAGTAATAGCTTAGGTTCAAAACCAATTATGTCACCAGCGTGTGAAAAGCGAAAACTAAAAATAGCGTGTAAAAAATAACATAATTTCCAAGAGGATTCATCGTCAGAATCTTTATATTCTTTGGAGAGTGAACGAAAATAGGACTCCATTTCATAAGCAGAAAAATAATTTGGGGTGGCTAATATAGATGAATAATTGCTATTATCTATATCATCATTTGTTATATGAAAAACATCATCTTCCATAAGCAAACCTTGCGCAGCTCAAAAAATACGTTGCCACATATAATAGTTCTTCTCAGTAGGTTATGCACTCCCGAAATCAGTCGGAAATCCTTTCCACTCATCATTGACACTCAAATTAAACCGTCCCCCACCGTAGACGAGCGCAGCCCCACGCGCCAGCGCCTGAAGTTCCCATCTCTTCGGTGTGATGCCCTTCTGCGACAGTTCGAAGAGGATGCGCGGAATCTGCGCCCGTTCAGCTTTCGTCATTCGCGCCGATGGCGCTATCTGGTGCGGTTTTAACGGCTCGCCGTTTTTTTGCTGGCGATTTGGTCGCGGTGGGTTGTGTTTTAACACACCTCTGAGTGCCGTCACGACTTCAGGGTCATCCCAGGCGATAACTCCGTCATCAACGAGATTCAACACCGCTGCGGCATGCTCAGACGGTGTAGGGGTCATAACTGGATCGCCATCCCCGGAGAGCTTTCCACAGTTATTGACAGGACTCCGAGGCGCGGCAGAGCCGCTTTTTAAGGTCAAAGGCTCAACGGCCAAAACCTTTGGCACGATTCGCCATTCAGCTGTACGGGTTACATGGACACGTTGAGCCCCGAGGTGAGGGGCATAAATCCCGACAATCCTCTCGATATCTTCCTCATAGTCGTTGACCTCATCCGTCACCTTGCGGGCGACCCTGACGGCCTGAGCATCACGCGGCATGTTTGCCCCACCCTGCGCGATGATGTACTGGTCAAATTCGCCTGCATCTGCAGCAGCACGCGCGGCCTCGACCCTGTCGTCGAATTCGCTGGCGATACTCACTCCGCGCGGCAGTTTGCGCAGTTCGCGGTAAGCGCCCATCGTCGGGAGGCCAATCGGTTTAAACTGCGGGATGCGCCATGTAGACGCCCATGCGGTGACGGCTGCGGCCGTATCTTTCAAAGGCTTGCCGGTGTCGTGGTCGAGCTGGCCGTCGAGTGCGTAGCCGTCGATATTTTTGGCAATGTATTTAGCGATATAACCCGCCGCGCCGCCCTGATTAAGATGACGGGACTCAAAGCGCTGTTTTGCCGCGCCCTTTTCGTGTCCGTCCTCTTTGAGGGCATAACGACGCATGATTTCGTTAATGGCTTTGCGCTGACCGGGTTTGCAAAACAGCATCATGTGCCAATGTGGCGTGCCGTCGTGGTGCGGTTCGACAACGCGCATCCCGTAAACATCTAAATCGTTATCTTTGAAAGCTATACGCATCAGGCTCCAGATTCGGCATAGATAGCGCTGGCCGTCTTTGGGTGTGAATGCTGTTTCGTTCCAGCCGTGATTGAGCTGCACAGTTTTGCTTTCACCTTTGCCAACCTGACGGGTCGGGTGATAGCGTGGTCAGCGTGATAAACATCCCCACGTCACCAACGCTGGTCGCGTAGCGTTCAATCCCGGCGATAGTATTCATCAGCTCCATGCGGCGTACCTCAGGATTTGAAATACTCCCCATGACCTTGCTAATGAGGTCGATACGCTCGCCGGTGACTTTGTTTTAGAGCTCGCAGGATTTCAGATATTCGAGATTAGCCAGGCGGCGCGAGTGAACATCGCGGATCGCCATTTTGCTGGCGTAGGGTGAACGGTCTTTGTTGACCTCACCGGCAGCAATAAGCAGCGCCTCGCGCCAGCGCATACGCTGTGTCTTGAGCTGGTTAACCCACCACTCATCTTTTATCAGTCGTGAAATAGCGGAAAATGCCATGCGGATCGTCATCTGACCCTTACGGTATTTTTTCCAGTACATCGGGGGGAAGTTGAAAGCGCGCGCAACACCGGTCACTTGCCCGTATAACCGGGTGTCTTTCGTTAAGATGAAAACCAACACACCGCGCAC